GTCAGGATCCACTCTAGGACAAAAGTGGCACGTTCTATTACATAGTTCTGTAGGGTTTATTTCTATAGCCTTCAGTCCTCTAAACACACTAAGATGGTCTGTATGTATCCCTCTTGAGGGTGCTACATAGTTGAAATCTTGGTATGTGTAGGCTTTCTGAAGGCCAGTAGAAATTCTTTTGATGTATTTCGGTACAGCTGCTGCCTTGTGCCAATCTTCACTAAATTGATTTAGATCGACGTCAAGTAAACGAACTTCAATTTTTTCCATAACGAAGGTTAGTTATTATTTACCGCATTTATTCATTTTCAATAGCTTTGAAGCACTTGCTGCTTCTTTTCTATTCAAAACGCCATCGCCATTCTTATCTGCATGATTAAATAATTGAACGCTAACTTTGAACTTACATACTTGTTGCATTTCTACTAGAGAAATCTTTCTGTCATTGTTCTTGTCAAACTTTTCAAGTTTCCAATCTGCAAAAGAAGGGCTAGCAAACAATACCAACGCTACCATTGATACTAGCTTCTTCATATTTACTCCTATACAGTTGGGGTTATCGCTAACACCATTATAAAAAAGACTGCTACTAAGAAACAAACCTCGGCAGCCTCTTCAAACTTTTTCCAATCCATTTATATTTTCCTTTATAATCTATAATTATAAACAATTATAATTTCTGTGTATATATGATATAATGGATTTTAAGGTGGCCACCCTATTGGGTGGCCTGTCGACTTATTCCGTTTCGGGTGTGGTTTGGGGTTCTTCTGCTTCTGGCTCTTGTGTCAGAGACTGTTGAAGCATGTTTTGAAACGAAGTAAGTGCAACGTTAACTTGATCTAGTTGAAATTGAGCTTGAAATTGTTTCTGTCTAAGATCAAGTACTTGGTCGTACATATATCTTTGATTTGGTTCTAAATCGTCGACAAGAAATTCTTTATCATCAATTACGATCTTTTGTGGTTGCTGTTGTTCAGCCATTATAATCTCCTACTTTTTCTTTCCAATGTTATACTTGGTTACTAACTCCCACTGATCTTTTTGACCAAATGGAATCACTTTGATTTGACTCAAAGATGAAACTGGTTCAGCACTCTTTTGAGGGGTGACCAGTTTCACAAGACCCCATTCGTCTAAAAGATTAGCGATAGTGTTTCTACGAGCTACATCATCTACTTCAAAGTCAGTGGGTTTGCCATCTAGTGCAAATAGTTCTTTGAAATGGACAATGTAATACTTGCCTTGTTTATGAAGTATATGACAGGATTGAAATAACGTATTACTTTTTCTTGAAGCAACACCAATACGAGTCAGCGTCTCCCTAACTTTTAGAAAGTCGTCTGACTGTGAAAGCGTTACTTCTATCATGTCATCTATTTTAATCATTATCTTTAATACCTATAGTAAGTTTGTCACGTATAGATTGCAATTGTTGTTTGTTGAGGACAGATAGAACATCTTTGGCTTTTTGAATAGAGTATCCATAATATTGACATACTATATCCAGATCGTCGTTGTTCTCTGGTTTTGCCCACTTTGCAAATCTCTTCTTTGGACGTATACTATTTAGTAAAAACTCATATTGTAGCTTGTTGTCAAGCAAATGATTACGATTCATTTCGTTTGCATACAGCAATGTGTCTGTGAAATATGACAATGATCGATTGACCAAGAAAGGTACATAAAGTTTCTCAGTCAATTCGTCATTGCCGCTTTCTTTCATCAGATTCTTCTTATTGAAGTTGATGCTGTTTACAAAGTCAAATGGATTCATTACTTAGTTTGTTCACCTAACCATTCATCTTCACCATGATACACAGGTGCATCTTTTAATGCATCTTGCACAGCCCATAGTGTATAGTATAGTTTTTGTTTGCAAGCCCAACCATTGTATCCATCAATCATTGGATCGTGCATAACACCTTTCCATTGATCAACTTGGTCGTACATACCTGTAAGACCTACTTCTTCAATAAACGGCATAACTTCTCCTATTTGAATTGCGTCTCTGCCATCACCTGTGTTAAGAATGCGACAAGATTAATCTCTTGGTCTGCTACGAATGCCGACTTATACTGATAGTCTGCAATCAATAACACTAGTTGTGGTATAGAACTTGGTTGCATTTTTTCTGATGCAATGTCATAAAATTTCCTCATCAGTGCTGTTGGATCACTATCAACATTGATAGCTACCCACTTTCTAACACCAGTGAAGTTCTTTTCTTTCATTAGCTTAATCAGATCGCTAAATGAATCGTCACTTGTATTTGCAAAGATACCTGTATCAATTATTCCATTGACACTGTATCTCTGTAGTTCGTTAAGGACACGTCTCCAGTCTGGATAATGTCTTTGTACTACTTCTGCTACAACTTTATCTACGAACTGTACTTGTTCTTGTTGTAGTATTGTTTTTACTCTTTCAAAGAAAGCACCAGCTAACTTAGGTGCATCTTTCTTTTGATAGTTGAATTCAATTACACTACATCTTGATTGTAGAGGTGTAATGATTCTGTTCTTGAAGTTGCATGTAAGAATGAATCCACAATTTGCAGAATACTCTTCCATAAAGTTACGAAGAGCTGGCTGCGTTGATTGAGGATTTAGGTAGTCGGCCTCATCTAAGATAACATACTTACGACCACCAGCAAACGATACAGTTGTTGCAAACTGTGTAATATCGTTACGTAAGGTATCAATGTTACCATGCAATGAACCATTGATGACAATGTAATCGCAACCTAATTGTTCTAACATAGCCTTTGCTACAGTAGTTTTACCTACCCCAGCAGAACCAGATAAAAGTAGATTAGGTATATTCTCTTGATCAACAAACTTCTGAAACGTTTGTTTGAGATCGTTTGTTAGAATACATTGTTCAATAGTTTTAGGTCTATATTTTTCTACCCACAAAAATTCATTCATATTATTCAAAGAAAGTTGATGTAGACTCCGCAGCAATCCAATACTTGACCTTAGGTCCGTGTTGGTTTACAGAAGTGAACACTGGTGGTGTTCCTTGCGAAAGATCTACTTGATAATCATAATTCATAAGTTTAACATTCTCTACTTTGAACACAATGCTAAACTTTTTACCTGTACTGTTGCTATCAACAATTGTACTGAATGTATCAGCTGTTGGATTCTTTGAACTATATGCTTGTAGTTCAATTGACGAACCATCAGACGATAGTCTAATCTCAGGCAATTGTAATACAGCAGCAGACTTTAGAACCCCAATCAAGTCAGATGACTTAAGCGTCACAGAGAGCTCGATTGGATTTTGTTTTAGTTCTTTGTCTGGTGGTGTAACAATCATACTGCTGTCTGCAAAACCATAGTTAAGGCTTGACTTGCTATCTTTGATAGTAACAAACTTTTCTTGGAATTGTAGAGCAGGATCATTGAACAATGTCAATGCACCTAAGAATCTATTCAGATTGTGAATAGCGCCAGCTGAAGGAAATGTATCATCAACTGTAGCCTTTGCTAATATGTTTTTTTGTGGCGAGATTGTGGACACAATATTGCCAGGTTTGAACTCAATGCTTCCGTTTATAGTCGAGAAAGACTTCAACACATTGACTGTTGCTTCACTTAATTTCATAATAATAATTTACCTCTTACATATTTTTATTTTTGCCAACCTTTGAAGGGTCAGCAGTTGCTGGAGCACCAATAGACGCTAAGTCTTGTAGTGATCCACCGAACACGAATGACCCCATGTGTTGGAGTTGCATCCATGGACATAACCATATGCCTAAACCAGCCCTATTAGCCCACTGGCAGAACATATAGTCTTCAGACAAGTACCTGTTTGAGTACTCTTCTCTATCAATACCTTTTTTGCAATCCTTAATAAAATCAATCACCTCCTCAGGTTTAGCTTCTGGATTTTGCTCATAAAAGGCTGTTAGTTCAGGTACTACATTTGTGTACTTGTCGTCAATCAATGCATCAAAGAAAGCATGAATCTCTCTTGTTCCATCGAAATGTTTTGTTCTTACGTGATCTGGTTTGTATGACATTTGAGGATAAGCATCTTTGAATGTTTCAAGAGCTTTCTTTGTAAACATCATAAATCCTGTACCACCTTCCATTACCTGCTCAGGTTCAGAAAGACTCATTGTTGTCTTACCGCCTACAGGATTAAATACGTAGTCACCTACGAACTTAGATAGTACTTCTGGATCCTCATCAGCGACACCTTGATCAACTGCATGTTTAATCTTTTCCCAAGAAATACATTTTTTAGGATAAGGGCCACACATAATATCATATTTGTTTTCTGGATCTTCAGTATCCATTAATGCTAACATGGTGATAACGTCATTAGCAGTAAATGCAATATCACTATCGATAAACATCATATGAGTACTATCTGACCTTAGAAACTCATCACAACAATAGTTACGTGCACGAGTAATCAAACTCTCGTTGAATAGGTAATAGAACTTACATTCAATACCATAATGCATGCACAATGCAGATAAGTCGTTTGTTGACTTAGTAAACATACCTGCACATTGGCCACCATACATTGGTGTTGCAACGAATAGTTTACGTTTTCTAAGCTCTTCTAGTTGAATTTTAATTTCCATTTTAGTTCCCGTACTTCTTATCGTGTTCTTTACCTACACCATAATCACCATCATACATTGATAGCGTTTCTGCTTCAAACATTAAGAATTGTGCCACTCTTGTACCTTTCTGAATCTTAGCTGGGCCACCTTCGTCGTGAAGTGCACCAGCCATTACTCCATGGTAGCCTGAATCGTATAGACCACTAGTAATGAAGAGACCGTTTCTATTAAGGGTCGATCTAGTGATCACCCATCCTGCATAACCTTCAGGGATTG